GTATTCTGAAGTCGAGTTAGACGACTGGCGGATTTTCTCTATAGAAACCTTGATGTTCTTCTGCAGCCACTCACCGTGCCCTCGTCCAATAAGACGGAACAGCTTTTGGGCTTGAGGAGCAGAAAATGATGTGGCGGTGCCTAGATCCTGACCAACAAACCATCCTGCGACTGCCTCTTGAGAAGGAATACCAAGCATACGATCGGGACCTATCGCGCGATCAGAGGCTGCGTATGTGCCGCCGCCTGTAGATCCTGAACCGAGCCCAACGACAATTCCAAAGAGTTGTGAGCCGCCGGTGAGGCTTCTTTCACGAAGTTCTTGCTCAAATGTTTCACCAAGCCAGTAGTCTTCGTGCGAAGCAGAAGCGTAGAATGCCCCTTGGGTGCTTGTTAGCTGTGGGTTAGTATTAAAGCGTTTACGGGCAAAAAGATCACTATCATCGTCAAAGTTGAAGCTGATGATTTTTTCACCTTCGATGGCGCCGGAAACAACTACCTTGAATACGCCGTTAGTATCGCTAGCGATCATGGTGCATGCGGATTTAGCATGCGACACTGCAGCGCCTGGGCCGGCTACAGTTCCCGATAATGCAACAGAACCACTCTGTACGTACCAGATAGCTGCTAACTGTCCACCATTAGCGCCTATGAAGCTGGTGGCTGGATTAGTACCACTTGGAAACAGAAAGAGTCCCATCGCACCACCGCCGGTGGTGTCGTGATTTTTTGGCACCCCAGTTGTTCCCCACCCTGCGCGGCCGGTTGAGCCGTTGTTGGTTGTGGTCTGTTGTCCGAGAAGTCGGACGTATGTTACTGGTGCTACGTTTGCGCGCATGAAAGCCTTGGCTGCATACGTTCCGTACATGGGTGATTGGTAGTTTCCATCGCGGTAGATGTCGCCACCAGCCTTACCGGGGACGGCATCTCCAAACATATTGACAAAATCTGAATAAGATTCAACGGTGACGGGCTGCATTGCGAGGCCGCGAGTTGACCGCCCGATAACAACGGGCCCTTGTGCTATTGGTGTCCGGGGGATGAAAGAGTTATCAATTTCGTTGATAAACACTCCAGGAGATACAAACTTAAAGCTTTTTACTGACATTTTATGGTTCCTCTTTTGAAAAGCAAGCGTATTTGATGCCTAATCATACTTTAAATAGTATTTTCAATCCCAAAAGGATAGGCAACTTTTGATATTCCAGTTCCTGAACTAATCTTTCCCCCACAAGTTATAGTTTCCTGCAGGAACAACTGATTCTTGTGGAAAATGGTACTCAACTGTGTTTTCGTCAATTCGAACAATCGGGCGGTCATCATTAGTTCCTTCCCCAATCAAGTATCCCAATATGTTTATGGTAATCTCGGTAGTAAATTGACGTTCGTCGTCTCCCAGCGACGCGATGTTATTATTGTGAGCAAAGCTCTGTTGAACAAACGCTTCATAGCGATGATTATTGCGCTGCAAAATAAAAGAATTGATTTGGCCAGGTCTGGCAATGAATGGCGCAATAAGATCATTCATTTGTTGTTGATATTCAGTTTTGATACTAATCTTATAGTCAACGCTTATATAAACCGGGATTGGTATAGACAAAGTTTGTATTACTACTTTTTGGTTTACTCTCGGATAATAGCGCTGATCTGTGCCACCAGTGTTGGTTCTTGTCCCTGCGGCAACCGCGAAGTTACGCGTCTTGTCGGGGACTATTCTTTGTGCCACTACAAATCGGCCGGCTCTACCGTTCTTATCAGGAGAATAAATCTGCGCTTGAAAAGATCCTTTGCGACTTGGGTCTTTGGAGATAGCTGTTCGTTCTACACTAAGAACAGGTAGCACAATGTTTTTGCCATCTCTCAAATCTTTGGAATGCTTGACCTGGAACGATCTTTCGGGTACCTGCCATAAAACTGGGACTCTTTTAAAGCCTTCGTTCGTAATTGTGGAGAGATCCAAGTCTTCCTTGAGCCAGGACACTAAAGAATAGTCTATATCTTCTATGGTAGAAGCTAGCATCCCTAGTTCTTCTAAAAAGTATTCTCCCGAACCGGTCGGAAGCATGGCAAAATCAAAATTATCAGGTAGCATCGAATAGTCCCTTTCTGGCGCGCTTACATGTCGCCACCACTTCAAAAGTGTGGCCGACTTGACCGAATAGCTTGCGCGGCTCTTCTATTTTGGTCATCTCATAATATGTATCGCCATATAAAACAAAATCACCTTCACGAACGAACAAGTCTTGATCTTCTGTGAGTCTTCGATGATGAAAATAAACCGTGATCACGCTACTGTGATCAACGCCAACGTCGTTCATATAAGTTGTTGCTTCTTCGTCAAACTTAACAAGTGCATATACTCGGACAGGGGGCAGGAAGGTTTTTTCAACCGCTTCGCCATATAGGTCATGAAATTTGGTGCGGGCCATATCAATAGAATAATAGAGGATCTGCTGTCCTATAACCTTTTCTACTAACTCATCGTTGACCTGTTTAACCAGATCTCGCTCTTTCTTACCTAAGAATAGAGGTGGCGGGGGTGCAGCGGGTCTTTTCCATTCATTAGACATCCCTTATCACCCTACAAAGATTGGCAGCGGTGTAACTTTCAAGACGTTTGTGGCTGCATCAGTAATTTCCTGATCTTGCTTGGCAAGTGCAACGTATTCGGTCTCTTTAAGCATTTCTGCCAACTTCTCCTTTAACTGCTGTTGCTCTTCTTTGGCTTGTGAGAGGAGTTCGCTGTGGTTCAGCGTCACGCTTTCGCCTGGAATTGGGATAGTGGTGAATTTACCTCTAATTTGCCCTAACATCTCCTTACAAAGAGCTAATGAATACTTTCGAATCCACTGTTTACCCATTGAGTTGATATTTTGGTAGGGAACATTATCGAAAGGTAGCGTGTTGAGGTTGTTGACTCCTTCAATGCCGGTATCAATAACCCCATCCATCTCATAAGGCTGCAGATCCACATAGAATTTGACCCAGAACTTGTCGTCTTGACTTGAAAAGCCATAATCACTTGGAGTGGGATATAGACGAAGTTTGTTGTTGATTAATTCGAAAGAAAAGTGTGATGTACGAGTAAAGATAGAGTCCTCATAAGCCATGGCTTGCATTTTATTCTGCCAGGTGGGTATTACTTCAAACGTCGAATCATCTGAAAATTGTCCGTAGGTACTATAATTCCCCACCACGTTCAAACCCCCATAATAGCCGTAGAATCTCCACATGGCACGGGGCGTGATATAGTAAACCTTAGTAATAATGACGCGCTTGTTTCCAACCTTACCAGCGAACGGCACAACGTTGCCACTATCGTCGGCGCCGGTGGCAGAAGATGCTGAAATAATATTCTGAATATCATAATCTTGTACATCTTTAACTGGCGTAAAGGAGGCGGAATATTGGGGGATAGTACCACCCATTCCTCCAGCCGCGGCGGCCGCGTCGCCGACTCGTCGTGAATAACCCAGCGAATAGCGGGGATACTTAAGATTTGAGCCTGATGGGCCTGTGAGGATATTTCCTTTGTGGTCAAAAGAGGAAGTAGTCGAACCAAGCACAGTGGAAAGAACGTTCTTTCCCTGATGCAAATTGATAATATACGAATATTCTAATACCGCTTCCTCATACGCTGCATATACATTATTGGCCGTTAACTCAATATCAACAACATCGCCACCAAGTTTCTTATAAACATAAGCTACTTGGTCTGATGCTCCGCTAATAAAAGCGGCAGAACCCGTATAAATACCAAAAGGTAATGAGCCTGTAACTAGAGCAGTACTCCCTGTTGAGGTTAAAACTATTGCGCTAGTTTGTGATACTGGGTTTAGATTTGTCGGCATGCCTGCGTACTCCTACTACATAAATAGTGAGGCTGAAAGCAAATCAACAATAGAGAGCGTTATTTATTCTCTTCTCTTGAAGATGCTTTCTTTGTGCGCATAGCAGGTGCCGGGGAAGCTCTATGAGCCGTCTTCTTGGTCTTTTTTGGTACGGGAGTAGCTTCAACCACTTCCTCAACTACAGGCGGTGTGCTGACCACCTCTTTAACCGCCGCTTTGGGTGCGGGGGTTGCTTGGGCTCTTTCGCGGTTTTTAAGCCACAGTCGTCGTCTGGGGTTCATAATGATCCTCCTTATATTAAATCATTACAATAAGTAGTTTTTAAAAAACGGAAATCTCAAAAAATTGGTAGCAGTATTTTTTGGGAGTTCAACATCTTCATAAAAGAAAGCCCCCATCGGAACTAACCGATGGGGGCTTAACTTTATTGCGCTATGCGCTTATTGGTTATCAGGAACCTGACTCACCTAGAAGTCCACGGACGACAACGACGCCGTACATATCAGGACGAACCATCTTCTTGGCATACCGAGTCATCACGCCCTTGCGAGGCACGAAGTCTTCTGGTCCAAAGATAGTGGGAGTGGTCTGTAGTGGCACATAAGGTGCGTATACATAACCAGACTCAAGGAATGAACCACCTCGGCG